TTGTAGGCCGTCAGCGCCTTGGCCACCTGATTGCGGTCATTCCAATCCGTGACGCCAGCCGCCTTGCCACGAGCCGCAAGGTACTGCGCGCCAAACAGGATGTTGGTTCGCGGATCGCGAAGGCTTTGCGGATCGACGCCCTGCATTCCAAAGCCAGGATCGCGCGCCGTACTCGGCATGATCTGTGCAAGGCCAACCTCACCCGCCTTGCCAATGGCATTTGGGTTGAACCGGCTTTCCTGCTGCACCTTGGCCATCAGGACCGACGCGGGAATGCCCGTCATCTTCGATGCTTCGTCAAAGTACGGCGCAAGGTCGGACGGGGCCTGAGCCATCTTGCCGCCCGTCTGCGTGAAGGATGGAGGGTTGGCCAGTGCAGCGGCTACAGGGGATGGCACCTGCGGCCGGGCTGTGACGCCGCCGCCGTTCATGGCCGCTTCCATGTCAGCCTTGGCCGACTCCTGCCCGAGACGGTCCTGCTTGTCGTACTGCCCAAGCTCGATCCCGCCCATGAGCGCCTGAGCCATCTTGGCAGCACCCTGCCACGGCGAGGCAATAGGGCCCGCATCCGTGGCCTTGAGCATAAGCGCCTCGGCAAGCCTACGACGCCGCGTGCGCTCGTTGGGATCGGTGTTGGCGTCAAAGACATACGACATGGACTAACCTCAGAACTTGCCGGTAGCGTAGCGCGCGACACCGCCCGTAAGCGCCGAGCCAAGCCCGAACAGACCGCCCAACTGCGCTTGGTAATTGGCGTTCTTCGCCTTGTACTGATCCTGTATCAGCCCGGCCAAGTCGGTGTTGGCCACCTGAGCAGTCGGCGTGTTGACGTAGTTCGGGTTCTGCAACTGCTGGCCGTTCATCAGCGCCGTGATCTCGTTCAACGGCTGATTGCGCTCTAGCGCAGCCTCGTTGACCGCCTGCCCACGAGCGTTGATGTACATGGAGTTGTAAGCGTCGTTGCGGTCCTGCGCGAACTGTGACCGCATGGCATTGTAGGCTTCCGAGCCAGGACGAATGCCCCGGTTCATCAAGTCCTGCTCAAGCTGCTGGTCGCGCGTCGCCCACTGCGGATCAAGCCGCTGGGACTGCATGTCGGCAATCTTGTTGCCTGCCGCCGCATCAATGTTGAACGGCTTGTCGAGGATGCCGCCGACCTTCCCAATCTGCCGCAACGCGATGTCATTCATCTGCGTGTCGGCTTGGGTGTTCTGGTCAACGATGTGCTGCTGATCGGCGCTCAGGTTCTGGAACGCACCCATCTTGGGCGTGCCATCGCCCCACGTTCCGGTCTGGGAATAAATCAGGTTCCCATAGGGCGTGTACTGGTCGATTTGCGCCAACTGCGACGTTTGCTGGGCCGTCTGCTGGTTCAGCTGGGCCTGCGATTGTGCAACGGAATAGGGATCGGGAGCACGGGGCGCCTTCAAATCGGCCTCCATATCTTGCGTTTTCAACGTGCTGCGGCTATATTAGCTATATGTACAGCACAGAAGATATTGACAGGTTTTGGTCCCGCGTAGCCATCGCTGGCGAAACGGATTGTTGGAACTGGACAGCCGGGAAGAATGGCGTCGGGTATGGCGTCTTCTATTGCGATCTAGGGAAAGGCCGTCAGGCCATCCTTTCGCATCGCTTCTCGCTTGGCGTCACCTTGCGGAAGGATCTACCGAGAGAACTTTTCGTCCTTCACTCTTGTGACAACCCATCGTGCGTGAACCCCAACCATCTGAGGCTTGGGACACAACGCGATAACGTTCGCGACGCCATCATTCGGAAGCGTCACGTCAACCCGCCCAAATCAAAAGGAAACCCAAACCCGCCTAAGGGCGAAGCCGTCTGGAACGCAAAAGCTACAGAAGCTCAAATCCGCGAAGTGTGGCGTCTCCATTTCACGGGACTGAATTCCACTCAGATTGCCAAGGCGGTTGGCGTTTCGAAAACCACCGTTGCAGACGCCTGCCGAGGCAAGATCTGGCGTAGCATTGAAGGCGCGCCGTCGAAGGAGCAACTTGCCCTTGGTGGCGTGCCAAACAAAAAACTCACCGCAGAAGACATTGAGGCGATCAAAGCCCTCTTGGAGACTGGGATGTCCGTCAAGAGCGTTGCCGAGATTTACGGCGTCTCAACCGCCCCCATCTCCAACCTCAAGAACCACGGCAAGACGTGGGTTCCTAAGCCTGGATGATCCTCTGTTCGCGTCTCAACAGTCCGTACAAGATTGCGTCTTCACCGTTGAACCAGTCGCGCGCACGGCCTTCCTGGCGGAAACCGAGAGCACGAAGGGCAGCGCGGGCCTTGTGGTTGCTGACCGCAGTCCTTGCCGTGACGCGGGTGCAGTCGAGGTACTTGAACACGTAGCGAGCCAGTTCGCGAATGACGTAGGGCGTCCAGCACCCTTGGCCGACGCCCGTCATTTCGATGTTGCCATTGGAGAAATCGTTGAACACGACCGCGCCACAGACGCCGCCGTTGTCCGTCTCGATGACCAATCCAGCGAAGGGCGTTCCGCGTATGTCTATTTTCAACACCGACATGACCAAGCGTGCGGCCTGCTCGTTGTCAGAACGAAGCTTCACCCGATCGCCTCGCCAATCTCGAACATCACATCCACAGACGTAACCCGGCAGTCGATATTCTGCGTTGTGCCGAGCGTAACCTGCCAGACCGGAGCGACAACCGAGCCGATGCCCGTAACCGACTTCCAACTATTGAAGGGAGAGGTGGTCACCGCAGGCCATAGCGTCGTATCCCAGACCGCCGTGTCCCAGACCGCATCAGACGTTGGTGCCGTGCTGCTTGTCGGTCCTGTCGGCTTGGTGAAATTGTAGTCCGCGCGGATCGTAAACTGCTCAGTCGGCGTAAAGCTGGACTGTTTGTTGGCCCTTGCCAGCCGCATGACCTTGCGCCTTGCCGGGGTGCCCAGGTCCGAGAAGGACATGAACATCGTGGCCGTGTAGGGCGTCGTACCGTCGATCCCGGTCGTGTCGCCCTTCATGACCCGCCCGTCTTTGGTGCCCCAATACATTTCGGACTGGAAGTTGGCGAAGCACGCCGCATCCCAGCCGGAAAACCGGCACCATGCACCCGAAATCATGTTGGCGACGAACTGAACAGGTTCCGCTTCCGTGAGCTTGGGGATGTTGACGACAAACATCTGCGAGAACGGGATGCTGGTCATCTGCCAGCCGTCGAGCGTCCTGCGGTCCTGCACGATGCGCCGCCATTCAGGGGCGATCGGCTTCGTCACCGAGACGTTGGCAATCGCAGCCTCGTCAATTAGCACGCACTTGGAAATCGGGACGATGCCCAACTCCGTCATAATGCCCAGATCACCGCCGAACTTCTGGATGCACCGAGGCGCACCGATTGGTTTTCCGATGCGATAGAGGCCCACCAGACCCCAATCCGTCGCGCCAGGATAGCCGCCCGAGTAAACCGCCGCCTCACCCTGCGTGGACAGGAACACGATGTGGTCGTCATAGCCAGACGTGCTGTCTACCGACCAAGCGCCGATGGCAGCCAGCGAGCCACCACGCGGGAAGACGCCGCCCAGCGCAAACTTGGTCGCCGCGCCCGCAATGCTATCAACGGGGAGATACCAAGCGTTTGTGGTGTCCTTCTCAAGGCAGTATATGCGGTTCTTGTAGACCCACGGGGCTTTGATGACCGCGTTCGACACGTTGGTGATCGAGATATCAGCCCACGAAGAACCGTCGTAGATCTTGCCGGCATCCGCGCCGTTGAGCGCCCACAGGTAGTTCCCGCCCGTAGTCTGGAAGTTGACGGCCTCCCAATAGTTGTTCGAAAGCCCGGTGACATCGGCAGCGCCGACCGCGCCGCCCGTGGACACGTCCCAGAATGAGCCGCCGCCGCAGGCGAACATCTTTTCTGTCGATCCGGCGTTGTAGGTCAGGAGGCTGGCGATCGTTGTGGATGAGCCCATCCCCGACGCGAATTCCTGCGAACCGCCCCGAACCCGCACATAATCGGGAGCCGGGAATATGTTTTCGAGCAGGTACGCCGTGCCAGGGGGCATCTTGGCAAGGTTGTCGTAGATGTACCAGCCTTTGGTGGGCGCAATGAGGCTTTGGCCCCTGCTGACCCGGCTGGATTTCATAGCTGCCGACATGTCAGGTGTTCACCACGTAGGCGTTCTTCATGTACGGGTGATAGAAGTCACGGCCCTCGCTCATGCGCAGGCGTGGCGTACCGCCATCCGTGTGCATCTGTCGGGCGACTTCCATCTTGTAGTCGGCCAATTCCTGCGCGTAGTCCAAGCCCTTCGCACGCTTCCAGCGCCACACGACGCCAAGGGTCAGCAAGCGGTCTGGCAACAGAGACAAGTCCGTATCAGCCGTAAACCGCGCCTTGGGCGTCCCGCCGTTGTCCGTCAGCCAGTAGGACGACACATACTCAAACTTGACGACCTGAGCGTCCTTTACAGCCGGGACCGTCTCGATGTTGTCGCCGCTCACTCGCCAATACGGGATGGTCGGGTTGAAGCCGCGAACCTGGGCGTCAAGAAACTCGTCATCCGAGACAGGCCCCTGAAGGCCAAGCAGGATGGACGACGCCCGGCGCTGTTCAGTCGTGAACCGTTCGAAGTCGGTCGGAAGCGCCCAGATGGTCGTGCTGCCGTCGCCCGTAAACGACGCCTGCACCTTCTGCTTGCGCCACTTGTGGGCGCGGTTCATCTCGTCGCCCTCGTACTGCGCCAGATACACAAACTGCGTGTAGGTCGGATCGGTCGAGGATACGACGGCTGTCGGAACGTCAATGCCCACAAGGGCGCAAGCGTCCTGCGTCAAAGTGAGCAATGACATGTCAGCGCCCCGCCGGCTTGTTGGGGTTCATTGACGGAACGTTGGTGTCTTTCCACGCCCGGATTTCATGGCCGTACTGGTCGGAGCCAAGCGGGACAACATAGCCGTTGTAGCCAAGGCCCTGAAGCTCCAAGAGCCTCTGCTTGGCGGCATCCAGTGTCGGAAGCTGCTGGTACATCATGTTGTCGGCGGCTGCCATCTGCTGCCCACCGCTAAGCTGTTGGCCTAGCTGCATGATAGGGCTGGCAGGCACGCCCGAAGACATGGTTTCTTGACCGCCGCCCATGAGGGCACGGAGCAGTTCAGGATTGACCGCCATTTTGCTATTCCTTTACAAACGAGCGTGGTTACGCCGCGACCTCGGCGTCCTTGCGCGGACGGCCCGGCCCACGACGCGG